TTTGGGGCTCATTGACCATTTCATGACTGCAGTATCAAGACCGGTGACGACTTTGCTGACCAGGGCGGCCCCCCCGAAAGCGCCCATAAGCGTGGGCAGCATGGCGCCGCCGACTGCGCCGACCTGCCCCAAGCTTAGCCCCTTGATCACGCTGCCGACTTTCTCCAAGGCCGGGAGCAACTGCTCAGTGGCGGCGGCAAACATGTCCATCAGCTTGCCTTTGATCGCGCTGAGCTGAACGCCCGCCTCATGGAACGCCTCGGAGTCGCGCTGCATGCGGGCGGCCAGGTCGGCGGCGTCCTCCGCCGCATCCGACAATGCATGTGAATTGCCCAGCAATTGCAGCATCTGCCCTCCTTCGCGGCCGAAGATCTGCATCGCGACCGCGGCGCGCTCTGTCGGGTCCTTGATCTGCGCAAACCCCCGGGTGAGAGCTTGGAGCTGATCCAAACCGCTGAGATTCTTCAGGGCTGCAGTAGAAAGGCCGAGCCGCTTAAACGCGTCGTCTGTCCGCACTCCCATCTCATTGACCCCGCTCAACGCGCGCTGCAGGCGGTTGAGCACCATGCCGATGTTATCCGCCCCGAGGCCAGTGTTTTCGAATGCCCGGCGCAGCACCACCAGATCTTGGATCGATTGACCCGTGCGCGCCGAGAGCTGCGTGAGCTGGGTTCCGAGTTCGAGGGCATTGCGGAGGCCCGCGATGGCGGCAGCGGCTGCCCCCGCCTCGGTCGCGAATGCCCCAAGCCCAGCAGCCGAAGCGCCAGCCGAAACTGCCTCGGTGCTGATACCAGCCAGCCCGCCCTGCACCGAGGAGAGCGCAGACAACACGCCCGCGGCTCCCACTGCGGTCAGGACGATATTGACAGTGTTGCTCATCGGGCTTTCGTTTCAGGCGTGAACTTCATTCAGTCGCTGCGCTGGGCTCTATTGGTTGCTGTGACGCTATTCGGCTGTCTTTTGAGCGGCCCTATCGGATGGGTCATCGGCGGCGTGTTGATCGTGCTCTGCGGAGTCACATTTGTGTTTCGGGTGCTGACGGCGGTTCAGCGTTCTCGCTGAGCTGCTTGACAAGTTCGCGATAACCATCGCCGCCGGCCATCCCCCGGTTAACGACGGCCAGTTGCATCAGATCCAATTCGGCGCGCATGCAATTGGCCATGGTGAGCAGGGCTTTCAGGCGCCGGGGGGTGCAGTCAATGACCCGCTCCCAGTCGCCTCCGCAGAGGCCAAGACAACAGGCGCGGGCAACGAGATGTTCCCACTCGATCCATTCGTCTGCAATTTTTGTACGACGTCGACGAGCGAGATCAGCAGCGGTCCGAGGGTTGCGGCGGCGACCGGGTCGCTCTGGCCCCTGGCCACCGCCCTCGCGAAATTTAGCTTGATCGCGGCCGCCGTAAGTGCGTCGAAACTCTCATCTGATAGCGTGTCGACCCAATCGGCGGGCTTGCCGGCAGAGAGCGCGACCAGGGCGGGAGTATCCGAGCTGCCCAGGTGTTTGATGAATACGTAGAGCTGCCGGATCGATAGCTCCGCGAGTGTGATCGTTTCCTTTCGCCCGTCGCGGTAGGTGACCTCGACAGGCACGGCATTGACGAGTGTGGTGGACATGGGGGTCAGTTTGGTTTTGCGATTCAGGGGCGCCCAGCTCCGCTCAGGAGCTGTAGACGGCGTCCTTGGTCCAGGTGACGTCTCCGGTCTTGCGCGACTCGATCTTGATCGTGGCATCGGAGAAGGCCCCGCCGCCATGCGACATCTTGCCGTCGCGGGTGATGAAGCATGCGAAGTCGGCTTCGCTCTCCAGCGCCACGGTCCCACTCACATCGTTGACGTCGGGGATCCACAGCGTGCAGGTGGCATTCACGGCGCCGATGAGAGAGCCGTTGAAGATCTCCAGGAGGCGTTTGACCTCCTGCAAATCGAAGGTCCATTCCTCGTAACCCTTGGTGCGCACGGCGCGGACCTTGCGGAGCACGCCGTCGAAGCCGGGGCGTTCGAGGTATTTGATCTCCTGGGTGGGATTGTCTTCGAGCTTCGTCGCCTCGAAGACGAGCGTGGCGCCACCGGTGATCTTGAGCTGGATGATGCTCAGACCATTGAAAATGGAGAGGGCGGCATTGAAGGGTGAGCTGGGCAGTGACATGCTGAGAGTGCGCCAGTGGCGCGGTTGTGATTTTTGGTTACGAGTTCGTGGGTGAGAAAGGAGGAGACCAGGTGAAGTCGACGCCGACGATGAGCACGCGGGCGAAAGAGCCGTCGGTGTTCTCGCGCAGGTCGTGGCGCTTGAAGGCGAAAAGAGCGGCTTGCGTGACGCTTGGGTCGGTCGACGCGCCGTGAATTGTCGGCACCAGCATGTCGACCACAGCCACGGTCGTGAGTCCGGCGGGGTCGTCGGTCAGGCCGCGGTGGATGACGATCTCAAATTCCTCAGTGGATAACGCGCGGCCGCGAAGTTGACCTGTCTTGGCCTGCCCACTGGAAGGCATGACCACGATCGCGAGCGATTGCTCCGCGAGCGCATTCTCGACCTCGCTCGCGAGATTACCCTTGTCCTCGACGAGCACGCGGTAGCCGGCGAGCGCCGGGATGGCGGCGATCAGGTCATGCAGGCGATTCTGTAGCTGCTGCAGCATGGCGGTCAGAAATTGAAGGTCTCGGGCGTGCCTGGCGTTGTGCCAGCTCCTGGGAATTGCCCAAACGCCCCGCCGGCGGTCGGGCGCTGCACCTGAGTTGGCGGTTGCACGAAGAATCGGCCGGCCGCGACATCCTTCAGCCGCGCGATCGCGTCCTCATAATCGCGGCGCCGGGCGTCGGTGAGCAGCATCGTTGCAGCGCGGCCGGCGGCCAGGCGGGTCAAGAGATGCCAACGCGCGATCGCGAGCGCGGTCGATTTGAGTTCGGAGGGCAGCGTGCCGGAGTCGCCGACAACTCCACCGGCGCGGGCCGCGACATAGCCGCGGACCTCTTCGGTCGTATCACCGATCGCGGCCGCGATCGGATCGGCGGCGCCGGCGGCGAGCGAATAATTCGAGAGGGCGGTAACCTCCTGGGCGAGGAGCGTTGCCGAGATATCCGCGGAAGTGAGAGTAATCCAGGACATGGTCAGACGGCAGGTTGGGCGGAGACGATCTTGTGCGTGCGCTCGCCCGCGCGACTGGTGCGCCACCAGTAGAAATACATGAACTCGGGGATGTGCTCCTCGGATTTCAGGAGCGGCCTCAGTTGCTCCGCCCAGCAGGTGTCTTCGGTGAAATCGATCGCAGGAAACCGCACTTTCAGCGCGAGCTCGCGGCGGATCGGAGTCACATGGTAGGGGAATCGCTGGTATGTCTTGACGCCGTCGAGAAAGACGAAGCCGCGGTTCGTCGCATTCTTGAGCGAGTAGCTGCAGCAGGCCTCAAACACGCCGTCGCAGTATCGCTTCGAAAGATAGGTGATCGCGTCGGCCACCGGATTGCGGAGGATCGCTCCGAGCATTTTCGCGATGTAGTTGGGCGCGACCAGGTCGTCATCGTCGATGAAAACCACGAAAGCCCCGCGCGCCTGGTCAAGCAGCCGGTTGCGCTTCGCTCCGATGCTTTCCTGCCCGTCATCAGCCGCGAGCAAGAACTCAACGCGTTCGGTCCATTGCGGTGCGAGGCAGGCGAGCAAACGATCAAGGTAATTTGTGCGGCTGAAGATTGAGCAGACGCATATCGAAAGCAGCGTCCCCGTCCTGGCCCATTTCTCCTCGAAGCGCTTGCGATTCGCGGCAAGGATGTCGCGGTAATCCGGGCGGCGTTCAAACGTCGTCAGCTCGGTTCTGTGATCCACCGCGCAGCCTCCGCAGATCCCCAGCGGCAGTCCCGCGAGGCTGGCGCGGCGGCAATAATCATTGTCCTCGAAATTCCCACCAACGTATCGCTCATCGAGCACGCCGAGGGCGTCGATCGTCGAGCGGGGGATATACACGCAGACGAAGACGAGGAAGCCCGGCTCAGTCACGTTGTTGGGCTGCTGGGCCTGCTGGCGCGGATTGCAGCAGCGGCCGCGAATCGTTGCGCTGACGATTCCATAGGTGGCGCTCGCCGCCTGCAGGCGCTCGAACCCCCGGGTCGTTGCCAGCATGGCATCGTCGTTGAGCAGAATCACATCCTCCTTGCCGGCCGCGGCGATGCCGAGATTTGCGTTGCGCGCATAGCAGAATGGCTGCGCGCCCTCGATCCAACGGACATTGGAGACCGTAGCGCGCTCGGCTTGGGGAATCCCGTCGGCCACGACGATGATGGCCGCTCCCGGCTGATGCCGGCGCACCGCCATGACGCAGGCAGCGACGTTGGCGATCTTCGCCGATGGGATGATGATGGTGTAGGGCACGGAAAGTGAGAGTGAAAGTGAGAGGCCGCAGGGGCTTCAAAGAACCGCCCCGCGCTGTGCGGGGCAGTTCGAGAAAACTCCGCATGCTTGCTCAGGAGCCCTGGCTCGCGGTGACACTGGAGACCAGGCGTTGCAGGCTGGGCGCCTGTCCCACGGCCTGGCCGCGCATGTAGGCGGCGCGCCAGTTGGCGCTGCCCGCCTTGTGGTCCAGGAACTTCACGAGCATCATCGAGAAGTTCGTGTCCGGGTTGGTGATCTGCTCGATGATCGCAGTCGCGGGCACATCGCCCATGGCCTGCGTGTAATCGTTGGGCAGCCGGGCCGCGACCGCGAGGCAGTCAGGCGTGCCGCAGAAGCCGATCAGGTTTTCGCCCGCCGGGATGTTGCCGACCTGGTAGGGCTGGAACCCCGCCACCGGAGGCAGCACGTTCTGGGTCAACAGTCCCTTGAACTCGGCCTGGAATGCGGCGAGTTGTACGATCGAGGCATCCTTGCCCAGGGCATGGAACGCCGCGCCGTTCAACATGGCGAAGCGGCTGGCCGGAGGCACGCCGCGGGCGAGGAATGCCTCGTCCACGGTCTGCAGCGTGTCGCGGGACACACTGGTTGCGGCGATGGCCGTCTCGTGCGGGAAGTGCGCCACGGTCACCAGCGCCATGATCGCATCCCAGAAATCCTTCGCGATCGCGTAGAAGGCTCCTTCAACCTGTTCGCCGAACAGATCGCGCTTGGTCTCGGCGAGTTCGTTCGCATTGAACGAAATCGGGACGAACTGATGGGCATTGATCACGATCGGCACGTCGATCGTGGTCGAGCTTGCGCCCGCGGCCAGGTCGTAGCCGCCGGCGCTCGGGTCGTAGCTCTGGACGGTGGGCACTGTGCGCAGGCGGGTCATCACCGTCTGACCGAACGAAATCGGGCTGTCCGAGAAGTCGGTCGTGATGGCGAAGAGCGCCGGGAAGCGCAGCTTGAGCAGTGTGAGCGTCCGTTGCAGGATCAGATTGCCGGCGAGGGAGCCGAGCGAGTTGGCCGCGAGCAGCGGCAGCAGCTGGAACGCCGGATCCGCAATGAGCTTCCGGAGATCCTTCGCATAGATCGCCGCGCATTCCTGCGCGTGAATCTTGGTCGCACCGCACTTGGCCTTGTAGGCCTTGAGGATTTCGACCACGCCGTCGTGGACCTCGATCATGCCGCCGGGCTGGGTGACACGATTGAGCAAGGTCGCGCCGGGCAGCGCGGCCAGGAGTTGCGCATGGCTGGGATCGGACTCGATCAGTCCGCGCCACTTCGCCTGGATGGCCTCGTCCTTGGGCGGCAGCGCTCCGCGGGCGACCGCCGCGTCGACGATCGACTTGGCATCATCCTTGCGGCGCTGGGCGTCCTTGGCCTTGAGGGTTTCGAGCTCGGCCTCCTTTGCCTTCAGGCTCTGGAGTTCTGCGAGCTGGGCCTTGAGCGCCTGGCCTTCGGCTCCGGCGTTCGGCAGTTTGTCGACATGCTTCGTCGCGAGGGCGACGAGCTGTTCTTCGGTCGCGTCGGCGGGTGCGGACACCGCCAGCGCGGCCAGGATCTTGATGAGCAGTTCTTTCATGACTGGATTCTGGTTGATGTTCCGGGGACCGCCGGATGCGGGATTGGTGATTTCGGCGCCGGCCAATCGGGCGGCGATTAGCGCCGGCATTGCGGCGCCGAAAGCGGGAGCGTTCACCAGGCCGCCGGCGGCATGGCCGGGCATCAGCCGGGAAACGCGCTTGGTCTCCCGGTTGATCATGAACGCGGGAGAGAACGAGTAGTAGACTTTGCCACGCAGCAGCTCCTGCCCGAGCGAGGTCCATTCGACCTTGGCCATGATGCCTTGGGCCGGATCCCAACGGAAACCCGTCACCCAGGCGGTGGCCTCTTCATCCTTATGATCCTTGTCGAGGTAGACGCGGTGGCCCTTGGCGAGGATGGAGGCAAAGGATGCCGCAATTAACTTGGCGCCCGCTTCGTCGCAGAGGACGGTGGCCTGCGTGGGCTGGCCGTCGCCACCGAAACAGCTGATCTCGTGGGTGCCCGCCGGCATCCAGACAATTTCCTTCGGCAGTTCGCCGCCATCCGCGGGAAGTGCGAGCGGCCGGGCCGCCGCCAGGGCGAGGAAATCCGAGGAAGAGGCAAACAAGGCGATGAGTTTTCTGCTCATTTGGCGTTTGGATGTTTGGTGTTTGGCAGTTTGGCGTAGCTGTGGGCGGCGCCGGTGATCGCGGCCTCGGCGAGGGCGGCTTCAAGGGCATTGGCGAGTTCGCCCGCGCCGACCATCGTCGGAGCCAGGGCATCGAGCTTGGCGATGAATGCCTCCAGCTCGCCGACAACGTCCAGGTTGCCGGCCTCGATTGCGGATAGGAGCGGCGCGGCCGCCTTGCGAAGAGGCGCCATGTCGCGGGCGTGGGCGGCGGCAAGCGCCCTGCGGGTGGCCTCCGGCATCTGGTAATCGCCGGGTACAGCGGATGCCCCGCCGGATTGGTCCGATCCGCGGGCATTCAACGCGTCGCTACGAGGTACGGCGGAACGCGGCGAATCAACGATAAGGCCATTCGCCGTCGTTGTGGCTATGCTGGTATCCCCTAAACCGTCCTGGGCGGTTTGCGGGGCTTTGGCGGGATCGGACCCCGGGGAGCCTGCGCCCCCCGGGGCTGACCCCGACATTCCTGATGACACCCCGCCTTGCGGCGGGAGATCTGCAGCTGCTGGCGTCCCCCCGATCGTTTCCTCGCCGTCTTCGGGCTTGGAAAGGCCGTGGCGCTCGTAAAATTCAGAGGCGACAAAGCGAACACCGGGAATTGCGGACAGGACCTGGTCGCGTTGCGCCAGCTGCACAGGATCCGGATCGCCGGCCAAGTCAGGCACGACCGTCGGCGGCTCGGAAACATCCCCCCAGTTAAATTGCAGGAGCGCCGGCACCAGCTGGTAATTGAGCAGGTTGGCGCACCACTGCGCGGCCGAATGGAGCACTTCCCGGCGCACTTCGCCCTGCAGCTGCGCCTGGCCGCCACCGTTGAGCCCCTGTGAATGCTGCGCTCCGGAGCCCTCCTGGCCGAGGATCAGCAGGTCGCAGGCTTTGTCCGCCAGCTGCTGGATGAGAATCTGCGGATTGTCCTGAGAGCGGGTGACGGCGTCCTTGAAATCGAGCGTCGTGCCAGCGGGGAACGCCGCGAAGCCAGCGGTGCCCATCTGCTGCAGCATCTGTACCAGCGTCCCAAGGAGCTCGGGCCGGCTGGAGTCATAGGTCGCCCAGCGAAAGGGCACGCCGAAGATCTGCGCGGTGGCCAGCAGCCATTCCCAACCGAAGGTGATGCCGACCCAGTATGGAGCCAGGGCGCGCAGCAACGCCGTGGCGCCGGGGGCGCCTGAGCGGGCCTGCCAGATCCCGCACCAGAATTGCCCGGCCGGGAATGGCTGCCATGAGGTGCTGGTGGGCGTCGGCGTCCAGACCGTGGATCCGGAGCCCAGGAGCCCCAGCTCCGTGCCGTCGGGACTCCAGCCATAGCGGCGGGGCGAAAGCATGTGCGCGCAGCGCGGCAGGATGCCGTCCGGATTCTTCGTCCAACCGACTTCCAGGACGGAGATCCCCTTCCCGTATGCGTCCAGCACGTGATAGAGCGCGTCTTCAAAGCCGAGTTCGAGCGTGCCCGGCCGGGGTCGCCAGTTCTTCATCGCAGCCTCCACCAGGTCGGCTTTCTCCTTGGCGCTCTCGGTCGGCTTCTCCGAGCCCGTCGTATAGGGCTGGACCGTGAACTTCCCTCGCGACGCATTGCTGCGCACCTCGGCGAGGTTCTTCAGCAACCGCGGCCAGGTGTCTTCCATCAGGCTGAACAGCTCGTATTGATCGGTCAGCGAACCCTGCGCGGCATTCTGCAGCACCCAGCGGATCTGCGAGGGATCAAGCCTGCGGTTGGCCCAGAACATCGGGGCGAAGTCCGAGATCTTCGGCTGGACCAGGTCTGCCTTCGGCGCGGCCTGATTCATCTTGGTGGGAATCACTGGAGGCACTGCCGCCGGCACCGCGGCCGGCTTCGCGGCCACCAATTCCAGGGAGGTGGACGGGATCGGATCGGGAGCGCGGCGGAAGATGGATGGGAATTTCATCGGGGTCAGGCGAAGGTGGTGATGACAGGCCGCTGGATGATCTGCATGCCGGGCCTCGCGGTGCCCATGCGGACCAGCTGCAGCGTCTCCGCGGTGAAGGCGCCGGCCATCGGCGCCATCCAGCCGTGCAGCGCGAGCTTGGTGGAATCGAAGCTGTCGCCGTGGTTCCCGCTGCCGTCGACGTCGGCGTCGAAGCCGCCCTTGACCCGGCGCACGAGCCGGAAATCCTCACGGACCCAGCGGTCGGGCGGCAGCGGCAACTGGCCCTCTTCAAGCGCGTTGACGACCAGGTTGCCCAAATAGGTCTTCACCAGGATTTCGGCGCCCTGGTAAGTGATGCGCTCGCTCGCGATGATCAGATCGATCGCGCAGAACCTGCCCAGCTCCCGCCGCATATCGGTCGCGAAATACCGCTCGTTGGTGGCGTCGATCGCCAGCCGCCTGCAGCGCACTCCCGTGAGGACTTCGCGGAGGATCGCCCGGGCTTTCGCCGGATCGGCCGTCTTCCATCGGAAGAGCAGTCGCACCGGATAGTCGCGGCCGATGTGCGGCACGATCGAGATCGATGAGGGATTGCTCGTGCCTTTCTCCGTCGTGGCTACGTCATAGCCGACCGTCACGGGCTCGTCCCCCAGGCCAATCAGCTCACGCCAGTTGCCGGGCAGTTCGTTCTCGAAGGCCATGCATCGCGCCGCTTCCAGGCGCGTCTGCGCGAAATGGATTACGGAGAGTGAACAGGCGGCCGTGCCGGTCGCCGCCAGGCGCAGGCCGTAGTTGCGGTCCCATGCCTCCTTGTCGAGCGCCAGGGCACGGTGCTGTTCGATCGAGATCTCCTGCCGCGTCTCCGGATGATAGAGCTTGGCGCCGGCGAGCTCCGCATCGCTTGCGTCGACCCGGTGCACCATGATCCCCCCGTCGCCACGGTACCAGTGCCCGGCCGCGTTGGGGGTGAGTTCGCCCAGATCCGCGGGTGGCACAAGCAGCTCGTGCGAATAGTGCCCGCTGTCCGGCGGCGGTGTGGTGGACATGATCAGCCGGAAGGTGGGATCGCTCGATGTGATCGGCTCAACAGCATCCCAGAGGGCGCGGAAATCGGGAATGAATCCGATCTCATCAAGGAAGACTGTGCCGGTGAAGCCGCGGGCCGTGGCCGGATTCGGGGCGATGACCTTGAGCCGCGAAACCTTGCCGCCCGGGTGAGTGAACTTCACTTCGAGCTTGCCGGACAGAAATGCTTCGGAGAGCGCATCGAACCCGTCGGCCGTGGCCGTGTTCGTCTCCAGCTTCTTGAAGCGCTTGCGCAGCCGCTCCAACACGTCCCAGAAAACGCCGGCTGCGCGCAGCGCCACTTCGCCGCCGACGTTGAGCGACGCCGATGCCAGGATGACCGTTTCGCCCGGCTTCTTGAGCATGGTCTCCAGCGCCCAGGTCGAGAGCACCTCGGTCTTTCCGCTCTGGCGGCGCCAGAGCAGGATGAAGATGCCGTATTGCTCGCGCATCCGGTCGGCCTCCATCTGATAGGCTCTCCAACGACGCGCACTCATGGTGCATCCTCCCCGCGCTTGAGGCGGTTGATCTCATCCAAGGCGAGATCGATTTCTTTCTGCAGCCCGGCTCCGCTTTCTCCGCCGCGGGCGCGTTCGAGCAGGAGCCGGTTGCGATCGAGAGCCAGGTTGCGGCTCGTGACCCGCACGTCCATCGCGAGCTTTTGCCGATCGAGATCGATCTTCTGCTGAACGAGTGCGTTCTTCTCGAAATTCGCGATATCGGCGGGGGTTAGATCCTCAAGCATCGCGAGGAACTTGGCCTGGCCGAGCGCCGTGCGAGCCTGCGCATCGTAGTCGGCCGGGCAGTTGGCCTGGGCGACGAGCGCCGCCTCTTTCGCGGCTAGGAAGCGCCTCTCCACCTTTGCACCTTGGAACCAGGCTGAGATCGCCTGCGTACTCGGCTTGCGACCGCCCCACTCCGCCTTGGTCAATTCGGCGACCTTGGCAGCGGCCTCCGGGAGGCCGAGCCCGCCGGCGAGAGCAATAAACAGCTCATCCCGTTGAGCGGGCGTGAGGCGCGCGGCAAAACTGTCGGAGCGTAGCTTCACCGGTAGCGATGGTTAGCCTCGGTGCGGCCTTCAGGCGTAAGCCCCCAAAGGGGATCGCTATCATCATTGCGGCAAGAGACGACGAACCGGCGAGCGGCCAGCCGCTGCAATGCCTCTGTGAGTTCGCCGTTGCCGATCGGCCGGCTTCCGAGCGCCTCGGAAAGCTGGGTCCGCAAGACCGGCTCGGTCATCGGGAAAGGATCGGTCGTGAAGAGCGCTTCGAGAACGTGGGTTGAAGAAATCATGTGGGGCAGGGTTGGCCCTTGCTGCAGGGAAGGCGTTTGATTTCGCCGCGCATTTCACTGACGGCGCCGAGCAGGAGGTTGATCCGTTCATGCGTTTTGCTCGCGCGCTCCTCATTCTTGTTGTCGAGCTCCGCCATCGCTTTGATCAACATCTGGAGGCGTTCGCCATCCCGCTGTTCGAGGTGTTCGACGCGGCATTCGATGTTCTTCAGCTCTTCATGCGTGGCCATGCGAACGGCCAGCCGCGTTTCGAATGGCTGCTGTATGTCGACCTTCTGAGCTTCCGCGTTTTCGTCGATCTGTGCCTTCAGCTCCTTGGCGAGATCGGCGCGGAACTGCCGCAGGATCGCAAATCCTCCGGCGATCGCGATCAGCGCCAGCACACTGAAGCCGATGAGTAACGCCGCTGAGCTGGAAAAAGCGCCTTCGGGGATCATTTTCGGGGGGGGCTCAGAGGACGTTGGCCTGGCGGAGCGCGGCATCGGCCCGGGCTGCCGTACCGTCGGCTTCAGTGAGCCATTCGCTCTTGATCTGCTGCGCCTCGGCTGCGATCTGCGGCGCCTTCGCGGCGATCAGCTGACCGAGATGGTGCATCCCAGCGGACGCATCGCGGGCCAGCCCTTCGGCGTCCGCCTTCGCCTTGGCGGCGAACGGCGCCAGGATTGCGTGCGCGGCCGCTTCGATTGGCTTCAGCACCGGGCAAGCGAGCGCCAAAAGCGGTAGCAGGTAGGCAATCACCACGTAGGCGATTCCGATATAGAGCGCCCAGCGGATTCCCGTATCGACAAATTCTCCGAGAGCGCTGTTCGCTGCCAGCGTCGTTTTGAGCTGCCCCTCAAGATCAGTCTTTGCCTTCTTCGCAGCCTCGGCCTCTTGGCGCGATACCTCCAGGCGCTGCTGCGCTTCATGGAGCGCCTGGTCGGATGATTGCAGCGCCGTCTCGGCCGCGGCTCGGCGGCTCTCGGACGCGCTGGTCGCGTCGCGGATCAACTGCGTGACCCAGGCTTGCTCGTCGGCCGTCAATGGTCCCACGCCGGCCGCAAGTGCGGCTCCCGCCTTGTCATTGAGCCGACCGGCGAGGGCAATTGCAGGATCGGCCTTCGAGGAAGGGGAAGCGAAGTCGAGCGCCTGCCCGGTGGCGGCGGCCAGTTTCTGGCCCTCCTTGATCTGCGCGGTCTGCGCGGCTTGCTCCGCCTGCTGCGCGACATCGATCTTGCCCTGCTGCTGGTCGACCGCCTGGACCTGGGCGGTGATCTTCGCCGGGCTCGGCCCGGCGTTGAAGAGATGGAAATGAGCGGCCTTCCAGGCGACGGCACCGATCGCGATGGCTCCGGCGATCAACAGCACAACGGCGATGTGAATGGCTCCGCGGCAGGGATGCGCAATGGGGTGTAGTGCTACCATGCCCCCAGTTTTCGCGGCCCGATCGCGGAAACTGAAGCCCGCAAATAGCGAGTGATCGCGAGTCAGTGCAAGAGATCGCGAGTCATGTCGGATTTTGGCGGTTTTTCAGCGAAGGGCTGGAAGCCTGGATGCAAAACCCACCAGGTCCACGCGTCGGAAAAACGGATGTACCGGCAGCGGACTGCCTGTGGGCACTGCGCGATGATCTCCCGCGCGTAGCGATAATGGATCTCCACGCCCTGCTCCGCGAACAGATCGGCGAGCTCCTTCGCCATGACGAGCCGTTCAGCCGGTGCCTGGAGATTGGGGGGCATGGCTATTTCGCCTGCTGCAAAATCCTCCCGACCTCCTCCTTCGCTTTCACCTCAAGTGCTGCCTGCAGCTGCTCTATGGGCGGCAGCGCACGCGGATCCGGCGGTTGTGTGACCTGTGGCACCAGGCGCCAATAGACGCGCAGGGCCGTGCCGTCCTTGGCCGCCAGATACATCTTTCCGCCGGCCATCTTTTTGAAGAACAGTCCTGGGATCGTGTTGGCGCGCGGGAGAACGCCGTAAGCCTCGGCGCGTAAGGGGATCGCGAGCAACCGGCGTCCAGGCCCAGGCCGGATTGTTCCGCCGGTGACTTTGAAGCGGAAAGGTGCGGAGTCGATCCCGACCACCGCGCGGTCGGCCGTCGCCTCGCGCAATGCCGTCTTATCGCGCACCTCGCGATTCCAAAAATGCTGCGGGGGAAATCCCTGCTTGTTGCCTTCGCCCTCGCGCTTGAGAAAGTGCGCCTTGAGCTGTTTTTCCAGCTCCTTGCCCAGGCGCTGCATCATCGCCTGGCGCTGCGCCGGCGAGAGCGCCTGCAGAATCGCTTTGATCCTCGGCGTGGCCAGGTCAACAACTTTAATTTCGGGTGATAGCATCAGTAGATCCGCGGGTTCTTCCAGTCCTCCCAGTGGATTGCCCCATTGGCGCGGGTGCCGTGTATCGTGATGACCGTGCCGCCAACCCGGCGAATGTCCCACAGCGCCGAGGGCAGATCATCCCGATCGTCCTTCGCATCAGCTCCGAGCGAGTCCGGATATCCGTCCTTCCAGAATCCGTCTGCTCTGAGCAAATGCTTTGAACGTTCCATCACTGCATCAGGCAGGCCGCCGTCGTATTCGTAGCGCTGTCCATCGATATCGAAGACCACATGTGCGTTTCCGTGTTTCATGGCCGTAAGACTGAGAGGATGAATTTGAAATAGTCGGGATCCTTCTTGGCGAATCCGACCGGGTCTTCATAGAGCCGCTGCAGACCCATCGTCAAAACCTCGGTGGCGTGGGCCGAATCGAGCGAGTCGGCATAAACCCGGCCGGCATATGGGACGCCGCCGAGCTCGGCCCATTTGTCCTCGTAAGCCAAATCCTTGTCGTGATACCAATCGGTCCCGGTCAACTTGTTGAGAGATTGGGGCACCTCGCCCACTTTAATGCGGCTGCGGATGAAATCCTTGCTCGCCTGCAGGATCTCCGGATCGGAGCATTCGATGTGGTGCGCCAATTCATGCACCGTGCAGGGGATGGCGCCCGGGCGCACGTATGCGATCGCTAGCGCCGGATCATAGTGGCCCAGCGCATCGAGCACCTTCACCTTGCATGAGGCCGAGGGCGCGACGTCCTTTTGCAGCACGGAGCTGATGAACGCCTGAGCCTTGGCCACCTGCGACATTGCAGCGGTGGATGGGTTTAGCGAGAGTGATCCGCGCTCCGTCGCCGGCAGCGCAATAATGGCGTGCGCTTCCTCGATCGAATCGGCTTTCGCCACGGCATTGGCGAGGCGATCGACGTCAGGCAAAGTGACCGCCGCCGGCGCCGGCGTCTCGACCGGCGTCGCCACATCGGCGCCTGCCGGGAGATCTGCGGCCTGGGATTTCCATGAGACGGTCTCGCCGTCGAATGAGATCTGATTCCCGAAGGCTTTAATCATGGAATCGCGCATCTCAGGCCCGATTCCCTTGACGCTCGCCTGGAGTCCATCGTTCCAATCCTGCGCCTGCGCCGCGGAGGCGTCGCGGAGCATCTGCAGACGCTCTGCGGGGGCCTGGCCCTTGGGCAGCAGGCCAAGCGCTTCAGCCTCGGCGCGATCAACATCCTCCCATCCCATTCCGCTCTGAAAATCAAACGGCGGAGTTGGTCTGCCGAAGCGGGATAGCGCCGTCCAGATCGGCGACCATTTCAACGCGACTAACTCAGTCTTGCTCGCCCCTTCCCAGCCGACGGCCGCGCCCGCCTCGCCCCAGCGCGCATACCAGTCCCGCGGGACACGCCGGCTTTCGACCCTGATCAGTCGATAAGCTGGGGCCATGTCCAACAAGTTCGGATCGAAATCGGCTTTGTACGCGGCCTTCGCATTCGCGGACGCTACCTGAAAATCCCAGATCAGTTTCAATCGCCTGGTCGAAGTGATATCGGCGATATCATTGCTGTCACCCGCCGGAGCCCCGAGCAAGCCGCGCAGATCGGCGGCGAATCGCGCGCCGTCCATTCCCGTGCCGCCAGGCCGCGCCTGCTCCAAGCCCTGTAGGATCTTCTCACGCATCGCGGATAGGACGCGCAGATCCTCGATCGTCGAAGAGAACATTGCCTCTTCGCGCAGTGCCACCGGCACGCCAGCCCACTCGTCCGAGCGCAAACGGGACCCGATGATCGTCTTTGAACTGAAGTTGCTGACCGTTTCAGTACACGGGCTGGTCGTGATGGTGGCGTCGCTCATAAGGCTGATAGTATCCTCACACGCGCTTGATGCTGCGGACGAAGAACCGCCCGAAGGTCGGGCGGAAATCGCCGATGCCGATCAATCGGCCGGCGGCGGTCAACAACTCATGCACGTCCGCCTCGGCGAGGTATTCGGGCAGCAGGATCAGGAATGAGGCGGTGACCTGCCAGCCAGCCTTGAGCGCCGGCCTCGTGCGGTTGATCCCGGACCGCTGGACAACCGCCCGGCGCTTGTCCTCATAGTCCCAGGATCGCTTGCCCGTGTCGCAGAGTGGATCGAGCGTGATGATCGCAGCTTTGCAGAGATCGGCCGCGCTTTTTCTGGGTGACCGCGGATCGGGCCGGAACCGCGCAGCGCCGAGGATAGCCTGCCGGAAATACTCTCCGGGAATAGCCAGCGTGCCGCGCTCGGTGCGATAAATATAGCTCTCCAGATCGTCCATCCGCTTCGCCGCGGAGTTCTTCCTGGCGCTTGATTTTCCGGCGATGGCCTCGCAATTCCAGCGATGCAGAAGGAGATCGCTCGCGCCCTCGATTACGATGGTGAGTTGATACGGCTCGCCTGTGGCGATGGCCGCGGCGGCGCCGTTGGACGGCTCCGCGAGTTCAATGGGGGTCTTATTGTTCATGGGAAAAAATGCAGGTTTTGTTATCGCAGACCTGCAACTGCTCCTTGCCTTGCCGAGCCCTGCCGTGCCTGGCCAAACCTTGCCCAGCCATGCCCAGCCGAACCGCACCAAGCCAAACCACGCCGAGCCGAGCCCTGCCGAGCCAGTCCTAGGCGTGCCTCGGAAATTGTGTGAGTGATCAGAGGTTGAGGAATTGCAGCCGCCGAACTTCCTCGGTGTGCACTGCAAACGTCGTTTCGAGCCGAGCCCTCACTCCATAGCTGAGGAAGAGCACGCCGGTCAGCCATTGCGGCTGGCCGTGTTTGGTCTCGCCGTCGCGTTCCAGTTCGCTCAGGCGCGCTGCGAACAGATCGAGCATGCCGATCGCTTCGAACACGGCATACTCCAAATCGTTGGTAGTGGTGATCTGCCGCTCTGGCGGTAAATCCCGGTTCATGGGGTTGGTGGCCCCGAGGTTGTCTTTCATCGGTCTTCTTCCCTTCAAAGAGGCCGCCCAGGAGAAGGAGGAAACCTTGTCGGACCCGCACCACCACGTGCAGACGCCCTATCCCCCGAGCGGCCAAGGGTTCACTGGTTTCGCGCCTGATCCTGTTGGTGGACAGGTTCGTGAATGCGCGACCGGCTGTTTCCTCAACCGGCGCGGGCATCGACGTGCCGACCAAGGTGAAAGTCAAGATTGGAAACTCATCACTCATGCTTCGCGATCCTCCGGTTTGACGAACTCCAGTTTCAGCTCTCGAAAGAAATCTTCCTCTGTCTCGGTCTCGACGGCGGTCCGGCTGAGCAGCTTCTCCAGCCCCGCATGCGGATTCCAGTGCAACCCCACCTCGCGGGCGCGCCGGGAGAGCATGATATTGAACTCAGCGGAGCCCGTACGGCAGACAAGCAGCGTCGCCCAGTTGGCCGGCGTCACATTGCCAAACAGGTCCGCAGAGGCCGCATGGGCGATCCACAGATCGAGCTGGATTCCCCCCTGCAGCTCGAAGACGCGATACTGCTCGCCTGTCTTCGTGCAACGTGTCCGGCGTTCGCAGCGCGCGATCAGATCGTGCAGTCCGGCCTCGCCCTTGGGCAGGCAGACGACGTCGATGTCGCCGACCTCCGGACGCTGCCGGCGGATCGATCCGGCGATTTCGCAATGCTCGCAGAACGGCGCGAGGTCATCGCGGATCCGGTTGGCCAGGCGTTGTGCAGTGGCGAGCTTCATCGGAGAATCAACTCGGTTTGCACTTCATGCTCAACCGCGCACCGAGCGTTGAACCAGGCGATCAATTCTGAATCTGTGCGCGCCCGATAGACGCCTTCGCCCTTCGCTGGCTGCTGCTCAGCCAGGCGAATGAACCCCAGCTGGAAGAGCTCCGTCGTGCGCGGTCGCAGCGAGAGGATCGAGAGGCCGCTGGAAGCGGCAAGCTGCTGCGTCGTGCATGGGCCGAACTTCTTCCAGGCATTGAACACAGCCAGGCGCTGGCCCTGCAGGCGCTCCTGCAAGTCGGCCCAGGTCGCGTTACGAAAGTCGATAGGCTTCATGTCAGTAAGGCCCCGGATTCCTCATCCGCTCACTTGCTAATCTCTCGCTGATTATCGCTGCGGCCATGCGGAGTCCGGCTGCCGCGCTGCGATACGCCTGCTCCTTCACCGTATTTCCCGAGAGGACTTCCCCCATCGCGTAGCCATCTTTTCTCTCGGCTTCCGTGAGAATGACGCCACGGATCGATTCGAGTGCTCTTGTGGTTTCGTGGTTCATGGGTCAAGAATGCCAGCATCGAGTTCGGCGGCTTCCTTCTCGACTTTCTCAGCGGCATCTCGGTAGAGCTTTGCTCGCTCGCGCATGATTTTCCCATCGGTCTGGGCGAATAGTTCGCCGAATGCATCATGCAGCGATAGGCCGATTGCGGTCCTGTGAGGGCCAGTTGGATTGACCGTCCATCTCGGTATCGTGACTTCGCCCCACGGATAGTTCCCCCGCAAGTCCAGGTCCTTTCGGACTGCCAGGCTGATATCGCATTTGCTGCCGTTGGCGGCAGCGTATCGGAGGATAATGTTTCCTAGCGCAGCGACTGCGCCATCAAGCGCTTCGGCCTCGGATTTCGTGATCTCGATTCGGTTTAGTATTTTCATGGGGGTCAGAAAGGATCGGGCTCGCGAACCTGTTGCGTCGCCGCGGTCGGCTTCCGCCGATTGCGCACGGTGAAGACCAGGCGCCAGAGCTGCTTTGCGGTGGCTTCATCGAGCCCACACCGGTACTGCCGCCTGCAGATCGCCGCGGCGTATTCCTCGCGCAGGCCGCGCTCCTGGAGAGCCTGGTCAAGCTTGTAGCGCGCGATCCGGCGGTCGTTGTCGGCGTCGCGGACGAGCGTGCGCGTGGCCGCGGCCGCATTGCCAGTGAGGGCCTGAAAGTGCGCGACCAGGCGGCCATAGTGCGCCTGCGTGCATGCGCAGAGCGATTGGACTCCGCAGGCCTTCCCCTGCTCGACGTGGCGCCATGCCTCAAAGCAGGCCGTCTTCGATTGGCCGGCGTTGATCGCCTCAAACGCGTCGCGCTCCGACCAGGCCTCATAGGCCCGGCGCGCCAACTGCGCGATATCGCGCTTTTGCAGTATGGATAGCGGGGTCATCGCTGTTCAGTTTCAGCGTTTCAGCCTTCCTCGTTTTCTTCGCCCGTCTCTTCGTCCAGGAGCTTCGCCACCAGCTGGTCGACCTCATCGTCGACGGGTTTGATGTAGACGACGTCTCCGGCCTCTCCGACCGTGCAGCCGATGCGCTTCAGGTCCGCCGTGCTGAGTCCGGTCAAAGCCTTCTTCTGGACCTTCTCCACGATCTTGATCAGCACCTTCGCCTGCTCGGGGAAGTGCTGCTTGATGCGCGCGATGACGCTCTTCTCATCGGCCCATTCGATCTTGCCTTTGCCCTTCATGAATCCGACGCGGATCCCGTGGACTACGATCGTGCGGGGATCCTCGAATAGCCCCGGCGCGCGTGAAATGGCGGCTTCGAGCGTCGACTTGGCTTCGACGGCCGCCGCCACCGCGCTCTTGATGCCTGGCAGCCGGCGCCGTTTGACGGCCTCCAATTCAGCCTGCAGGCCGGAGACGCGTTCAGCGAGGACAGTGCGGGCATCGGCGAGCGTCTTGGTCTGCGCTTCGATGCCAGTGAGATTGAGACTGATGGTTGTGATGCTCATAGGGAAAATCATCCGGCGATGTCGTCGGTCTTTGGAGGCGGAGCGAGGCGGTG